CCAAATCTGTGTAAGTTGTGGCGGCTTCTGTCGTTTTATAACCTAATGTTGTGCCATTAACTAACATGCTTTATAACCTCCTTTATTATGGGTTAGTGATCGTTATATCACTCTGCAATGCAAGGCTCATTGTAAATTCTTGCGGGTCATTTACACCGCCGCCGCTAAGTTTAAGCGACGGGATAGCAGTAAATGTAAAGCTGGTGTTGTCTTTTAGCTGGTGCTTAAATGCTATACTCTCACCAACTAAATCTTGACAAATCCTATAGGCTGTTGTTGCTGAGCTATTATCATATCGAAACGTATATTCCATATCGCCAGCATCACCAATGCCCATTTCATTGTGTACAATGCTATCGCCCAGCGCTGTATTATCTACCATTTCGGGATCTGCGCCCATATCGGGCACCTCTTTCAGCCCTGTAAGCTCTGTAAAATCGTTGTCGCCAGCCGCTTTATAAAACAGCTTGGTACCATTAACCAACATATTATTTTAGCCTCCTTTTCCTTTTGCTTATCGGCCACCCTCCCAATAAACAACCTCGTTGTTTATGTCTATAGTGCCCTCATATCTCATTTGCTTGTGCCTCATGCCGCTAGGATCTGGCACGTCTTGGCACTCAATGCGCGTAAGTCCTAGCGGGCTCATTGCCGCATCAACTGCTACGGCTGTAGCGCTTGTGCTGCCTGTGTGCCAAATATCTATCCTGTAACGCAAATAGGCTAGCTGCTCTTGTTCGTCCGTCTTTGTTACAACGTTATTAGCCTCCTCGGTATATTGCAATGCTGGCAACGTCGCCCAATTCGTCGGGTATATGTCGCTAACGTTAGCATTAACCGCTTGCAAGGCTTCATATACTTGATCTTTAACGTTAATCATAATAATTAAACCGTCTTTCTTATTGCTTGGCCCCAGCCCTCAGCCAATAGCTCGCCTATTGTCTGCTCATTGTCTTTTAAGGCTGGGTATAAATAAGGCCGTGCGGGCTGGCCGTCGCATTTGTAGAACTTGCCTTGTTTGGTGGTTATTGTCGTCCAGTGATATTTTTCGGCCGTGCCCGCTGGTACTTGGCTCTCATGGATCCACCAACTTGATGTTGAGTATGTCGGGCTTATGTCTGGGCTTATGCCGCTATGATCTGCGGCGCCGCGCGGGCCTGTGCCAAGCTCAACATATAACGCGTACTCTAGGCGCGTGCCAATATGCGCAACTATCGCGCCAACGTCCTTAGTCACTGTTACTTGTATGTTTTGCCGCAAGTCGCCGCTGTCTGCTGGTGCCAGTAACTTGGCCGCCCTCTGTACATAATTGGCCGCATCATATAAATATTGCGGATTACCAACAATGTTTTTTACCTCGTATATGTCACGGGCCAATGCGCCAATTGGTTTTGTTTTAGCCATGGTATCTTTCAACCTCCAGTTTAAGCGGCTGATATTCTGTTATTGACAAAATAATATAATCTGGCGTCGGCTCGTCTTTGTCACGGAAAATATAAAAACCGTCGCCCAACTCCAGCGTTATATCATCAGCCAGCACGGCAACAACAGCCCCGTTTTGCTCGGCTATATCATATTGCCCTTGCAAATGTACGTTGGCAATGTCGTTAATCCTATCGCCGTAAGTTTCGATTTGCCGTTTGCTCGTTGCTGGCCAAACTTCACCCTTAACCTCTACGGGCTCGCCAAATGATATAACGGGTACGCCCTCATTATCTTTTGCAACGTTACGTTTTTTAATCCAAAAGGATCTAACCCGCGTTTGTTTTAACCGTCTTATCCGTTTAGCCATTTTCGGCGGCCTCCTTTTCGTACACTTTGCCGCCCACTCTGGCCAGCCTATAGTTGCGCAAAACGTCGAAAATATGAGCGGGCGCTGTTTCAAAGCTGTAACTTTCGCCGCCCTCGCTGCGGCCAGCCTCGCCCTCTGTGCCGCGCCTGTTAAACGCAACAATGGCCAGATCGCCAATTGTTCTATCCAGCTCCGCGGGTATCTCGTTGCGTCGCGTATAGGCTGCGACAAAATCAACCGCATCATTTATAAGCTGTGTAATTAGCGCCGTTTCGTCGGCGGCCTCTGGTACCAAAATAACAATCCTGTTAATTATTTTTTGGATCCGCGCATTGTCTAACGTCATTGGTTAATAACCTCGCTTTTTATCCTTTTGTTATAACGTCTATTATCTGGGCTTTGCTCAGCCCTTTAACGCTAAGCCCCATATCCTCAGCCATTCTAGCCAGCTCTTTTTTGGTCAAGTCCTCAACGTCTATTTTGGGCTCTGCCGTCGTTTCTGGCTGCTCGTCAATAACTATATCGCCGTTATCGTTTTCGGCCGTTGCCGCTGTTTCTGGCGCCTCTGTGATAGGATAAAAGCCCTGTTTTTTTAGGGCTTTTATCTCTGTATCGCTGTGCGCCTCAACTTCTACGTTAAGTCGCTTTAATATCATGGTGTCGCCTCCGTTAACCGTTATTAACCGTTATTCGTGTCCTTTACATTAAGCGCGATCTTGCTAACTTTGTTATCCATGATCCAAAGATCGTGATAACGTCTATAGTTGATTTTCCACGCGCTGTAGTCCTGTACCTGTTCGGGCTCAAAAATCTGCGGCTCGTCCAGCTTGTTAACGCCAATCGGCGCAAATCTCGGCAGAACAATAAAGTTAACGTTTTTACCTGTGGCGCCTTTTGCCCAGCCGCCGCCCGTTCCGTTGCTGAGATCGTTCAGCTGGATAGCTGTTATCATTCTGTTGCTTTCAACTTTAATGATCGGGTGTCCGTCAAGGCTCGGCAGTCTTGTATCAATGCCGTTCATCATAAATGTTTCGGCGCTCAGATTATTTGTACCAACTGCAACCTCCAGCGCTGTAGTTACTTCGGGCGTCGCCATAATTACGGCCTCTGGGCCCGCTACGTCAATAGCCGCTTTGAGCTTGGCCAGAATTGTTGTTTTATCGGGTGTGTAGCCATATTCTACATGCTGGCCAGCTGTGATAGCTGTGCTGGCAATTTTACTAATCCTGTAGGCGTCAACCTCTGGGATAACGGCCTCGCGCTGGAACTGTGCCATAACAGCTATTGCGGTTGCTGCAAAATTGGTTTCGTCAACGTCCATTTTGTCCAGCAAAAACTGTGTGCCTCTGTCCTGTGTCATTTCGCGCGGTTCATATGCCAGCGTAACGGATCCCTTTTTATAACCATCATTACGGCCATAGTTGCCAAGGCCTGTAAGTGTCATTTTCGGGATTTTTACCGTTTTGCCGCCTGTGTATATAACCTGTGATGCGTTTTCGTCCATCCATGCCGTTGTGCTTTCCTGTACGATCATATCGTCAAGCGCGCTCTGGAATACTTCTGCATATGCTATGCTATTTGCCATTTTATTACTCTCCTTTGCTAAATTTTAATCCTCGCGGCTTTATAGATTTGCTGTTTGATCTTGTCTTTTTCTTTTTCGTCTGCCGTCCTTTTATCGCCCTCCGTGCTCGCGTCTTTTGGCGGCGTTGTGCCTTTTAGCCTCTCATTAACTGCGGCCTGTACAGCCTCAGCAAATGCCGTTTGCAAAACGTCAATTGATTTTTTGCAAGCGTCGGCGTCTGAATAATTCAGCAGATCAACAAAACTATCTGGCAAGCCTTTTTCCTGTAACTGTGCGCGTGCGTCAAGTGTCAGCTCGCGCCTTGTAAGCTCAGCCTCTTTTTTAGCCGCCTCTTTTTCTGTTTTCGCTTTAAAATACGCCTCTTTTTCGGCGTCGGTCATTTTGCTAACGCGCAAAACTTCATCTTTCAGATCGTCGGTTATAATCTGCTGTCTGTTGCGCTCGTTTTCCAGCGCTGTATTAACCGCTTTAGTAATGCGCTTGTCAAACTCGCTCTGATAACCAGATTTCAAAAGATCGTCAAACGATTTCGGCTCTGGCCCTTTGCCGTCGCCTGTTGTTTTGCTGTTGCCGTCTGCCGCGCCATTTGTGCCGTTGTTGCCGCTGTTGCCATCTGCCCCAGCCGCGCCCCCAGCAGCCGCGCCGCCCTCAGCCTCAAACCTCGGCTGGAAACGGCCATTTAAAAAACCGTATTTGTTCACAAACATTTTTTTACCTCCTTGCTCCCGTCAAGTTGCCATATTATTGCCCCTTGCCGTTGTGCTTTTGTAAAATTTTAACTTTTTATTAAAAACCAGCGCCAAAACTGGTTTTTTATCAAATTGCACTAAAAAACGGCGCCCAAAATTGAGCTGTGGGCGTCTTTTTCAGTTTGTCTGATAATCTATATCAAACAGAATATTTATTTGCTCTTAGCTCTGTTTTTGGCCGTTGTCGGCGCTTTTGCCTTTTTCTCGTCTTTGTAGGGCTCAATCAGCCCCATTTTTGTTAGCTCTGTCGCTCTGGCGGGCGTCGCGTCTATGATTTTGCCCGCGGCAACATATTCTAAATTATTTTCTTTGTCTACAAACGCTTTAATAACTCTATATTTGGCCATCTTCTTAACTCCTTTTCTTTTTCTGGTTTTTGCGCAACACAAAACCAGCGGCAAAATGCAAAAAACCGCTGGTTCAATGTTTGCGCTATATATAAATAATAGAGGATGCTAATTATATTTTTTTGTATATAACGCCTCGGCCAGCCCAGCCCAAAAGCCTGTTAGCTGGTCAAAACTTGTACACTCAATTAGCGATCTCATTTCCTCATAGCTTGGGTTTAACTTTTCGCCCAAATATGCCAGATCGTCCTTAAAGTAACTCCATTCTGGGCTTGGGCTTTTTAGATCCTCTTTTTTCATTGCTTTATCTCCTTATTTTTTATGTACTCTAATTGCTGATCTGTTCAATATAACATAAAACGGATAACCTGTCGCGTCGCCGTTCGGCGCTTTAATATAATCAAAACCCAGCAATTGGGCCAAGCGGCCAACATTGCGTGTTAGCCCGTACGGGTCATTTATTAAGCCGTTGCTTTTTAGTGTATCTCTCAGCTGTAGCATTGGCCAAAAATCCGCCCTTTTCGCGTCTGCTGGTATTTGGATGCCATAAAATGCGCCCTTGTCGCCAGCGTACAGCTTAGCAATGTCTAGGCTTTCAACGCAATAGGTACCATCTCCATAAATGCCCGTACCAGCGAAAAGATCGCCCCTTTTAAATTGTTCGGCCATATCTAACGGCTTTAGGCCCGCGCCAATTGCAGCGCGCCTGTTGTTGCCGCCAACTCCTCGCAATGCGCGTATGGCCGTTGTGTCGTTATCATCCCAGCGCTGCGGGATCCCGTCATAGCCTGTTTTATTATTGAGCCATTCTGCCGCGGCTCTGTAGTCGTTGCCTTTGGTGCTCCCGTTGTAATTGATCCACGCTTTCGCATGCTTTGTTTGGCCAAACTCAGCGCTCAGCGTGTCAATTCGGCTTTGCAGCTCTTTCAGATCAACAACATAATTTCCGTTATGATCGTATTCGCAAATCAAGTCGTTATCAATAATAGCGCCTTTACCATATGGCCCAGCGCCAATAACGTATTGCCTGTACCATGTGTCATAATCCATATCGCCCGCAACCGTTATTCGCTTGCCTGTTTGTGGATCTATGGCCCGTTGCTTTAGCCGTTTTAATAATGCGTCGGGCATCCATGCAATTGTTGTACTGCGGCACCAAGGATGCATAGGCGGGTAATTGTCGCCCGCCCGCGCATTGGCCAATAAAAACCGCTTTTTATCCAAACTGCGGCATATTAGCGACGTGCGCAAATCTAATATCGCAACGTAAATATACCACTCTACGCCCGTATTTTTGTACGCCTCTTTATTAACCGCGTTCATAACATAGGTACTCTCAGTGCGCATTAAACGCCGCGTTTTCATGGCGCCGCTGGCAAATTCGGCTTGTATATCTTGCGTCATTTGGTGCGTCGTCTTGCCTGTTAGCAAGCCCAGCAGCATTTGTTTTTTAACGCTCTCCGCTAATTGCTCAGTATTGGCCCAGAGCCTATCGCTATAGTTTTGGCCGCTCCAGTTAGTGTTAAGTATATCTAAAACAGTGTTGGGATCCAACATGTTAAAACCAAACGCGGCATTGGCCCGCTGTTGCAAGCCAAATATTGTACGATAATACGCGCCGTTAGCTATGCTCGTTAGCGTTTCCGTCATTGTTGGCGCTACTGTTGATAGCAGCGCCGTTGTTACGGCGTCAACGCTGGCCTGTACGGCCTGTAAACGGTTAATTCGTGCGCCGTATGCTTGGCTCTCCAGCTCTGCCGCTGTTTTCTGGCTGTTCGGGTTAGCTTTAAGCGCTTGTATTAACGCGTTAATGTCGTCTGGGCTCTTTATTGTGTTTAACAGCTCGTCGGCCTCTTTAGCTGTCAGCTGGTTTTTCAGCTGGAAACGCCGCACCAAACGCCGCGCCTTTTCCTCTATTTCGCGGCTGGCCTCTGCGTATAGCTTGGCCAGCTCGTCGGCCGTTTGCTCAACAGGTACTAACTGCTGTTGGTGCTCTCGCGCTGCGCGCTCTGCCCAATAGTCAAGGCTGTTTTTTTTAACTTGTAACTTATCGGCGTTAATAGTCATTTTTTAATTATTGTTCGTCGGCGTTAATCGCATCATAGCCGCTAGCGGCTCCGTCCTCTGGCTCGTCGTTCTGTTGCCCGCTTTCCGTGCTGGTGCTCGCAAAAAATTCCTGTTGCCTTATAACGTTGGCCTGTTTCTCTGCCTCTACGGCCTCGGCCTCGGCCTCTGGATCCTCAATAAACGGCAGCAAGCTAAGCCGCGTTTTTAGCGTGAGATCGTCGGCCAAATAGTTAACAATCTGGCTGAGCTCTAACAGATTTTTGGGCAATGCTCTGCTAAATGTTATCTCTATGTCGCTTTCGTCCAGCTGTGCGCCTTTGAGCCCAAGAAAATACAAAAATATTTCAATCCTTTTTCTGAGCCCTCTGCGGTACCAGCGTTCTTTTGTTTTGGTCAGCATTTCAAGGCCCAATAGTTTATATTCCATGGCAACGCCGCTGCTGTTGCCCGCAAAATTTTCATCCGTCAAATTAGGAACGTGTGAAAATGTGTAAATGTCCTCTTTGAGCGCATCCCGCAAAACTTCCATGCCGTTTTCATCCAGCTGGCGCGTTAAGTATTCCGCGCGCGCCTTGTCGTCTGGCAGCTCTAACAATTTTTTGGCTTTTAGGTTTTCTAGCGCCTCGTCGCTCTCTTTTTCGGTTTCGCCCAGCATTGCGCCGTAAATAACCAAGATCGCATCTATAAACTGCTCTTTGTCGTTAATTCTGTCGGCTGTCATAGTGTTATAGGCGTCAATAAGTCCTATCTGCTGGGCAAAATCGCCTATCGCAAAACGGTTATTTTTATATTCAATTAATGGTATCTGGCCAAGCTGGTGTTGTACTATGTCATATGGTAAAACTTCAACCTCTCCAGATCCCGCGGGCACCTTGTAATATTTCAGCTCGGTTTCCGTCATAACAATAAAATAGGTATCGGGCTGTTTGGCGCTCTCGTCCAGATCGTTAGTTTTCTGGTAGTAATAAACGCCAAAAAGCGGCGTATGCTCTATGCTCTGATCGTAAACAATAAACGCGTTTTGCGGATCTATCGGCTTTTCGCGCAGCTCTGCGGCGTCCTCAGCAATGTAAATATATTCGTAAGTTTTGCCGCAAATGCTCAGCAATAACGCGTTCTCTTGGTCGTCGTCGTCTGTTGTTGCTTTATCCAGCGCATCCAGCAGCGCATCAAAAGCGGCCTGTTTGGCCTCGTCCTCAGCTGCGCCAGCTTTGCGGCTGTAGCTTAACGGCGTGCCCAAAAAATAACTGCTCGCTGTGTCTGATATATCTTTGGCATGATTGCAAACGGGCTGCGCGTTTGGCGCTGTTACGTTTGCCGCTGTGGCCGTGCGTTCTCTTTCCGTTATCGCCTGTTTGCCCAAATAATAATCCATGTTGCGTTGCAGATCGGGTACAACGTCTGCCATATGCTTGTTAATGAGCTTCATAACGTCTTTAGATCCCAGCCCGTCGATTTTCTCTCTGTCGTATGTCAACATTACATCCATAGCTTAATTAAACCCCTTTTCGCGTTTGCTTAATACTCTGGCTTTTTTATTGGCCAAAATAGTAAATACAAAATATCTGTCTGCGTCCATGCAATGGTCATTGTCCTTTATTGGCGCGTCCTCGCCGCGTTCTGCCGCTTTAGGATCCCACGCGTAAGCCCCAAACTCTGTAATTGTATGCTGGCAGCAGTCAACCCATTTAAGGCGGCCAATCGTTATTAGCTTGGCCATTTCGCGTATTCCGTCCAACACGTCGTTTTTAGCTTTCAGCGTCGGTATTCCGCGGCGCCTCAGCTCCGCTATAAAACTTGCGGCGCTGGGATCCACTATAACGGCCCTTGGCTTGGCGTCGTCTATAAACGTTTCCAGATCGTCCGCGTATTCGGCATCTGTTTTTTGTCGCTTGTTATCGCGGCCGCTATAATAATACTCCCGCACGCTATACCAATTGCCGCTCTGGCCCTTAACCCATAGTTTAAAAACAGTTGCGTTTTGGGTGCCATAGTCTATAGACACATAACAAGTATTGGTTAAATCCTTTGCAATGTCTTGTATTTTAACAACATGCTTAGCTGCGCTAAACATATCGTAAATTATGCCCTCAGCAACTACCCATAGCCCCATAATATAGCGCTGGTAAAAAATGCCGCTGTATTGGCCCCTGTAGCGCTCTTTGATTTTCTCTGACAAGCTCAAATTGTCGTCCATTGTAAAGTGTAAATACAACAGCCGCTTTTTGTCGCGTCTGTCTATCCATTCTTTTTTAAACCAATGCGCTGGCCCGCTTGGGTTACAGTTAAACCAAAACTTAGATCCGTCAACTGAACAACGCGCCGTTGCTTGGTTAACAAAACTTTCGGGCATTAACGCTACCTCGTCAAAGAAAACGCCCGCTAATGTAATGCCCTGTACTAAGTCTTGGCTGCTCTCGTCCTTGCCGCCAAATATATAAAAGTTGTTGGCCTTGCCGTTTCTGCGGATTATTAACAAGTTATCTGATCTATGATCCTCGTATTTGTAGCCGCGGCTCTTTAACATGCGTTTTAACACTTGTAAAACGTTGCGCCTAAACGATCCAATGGTTTTACCAGCCATCCCAAAATTCTGGCCATCAAAATTAGTCATTGCCCAGATTACAAAACTAAGGCTCATACAAATAGTTTTACCAGATCGGATAGCCCCATCTGCTATAATGCCATCTGCGCCGCTAACTGGACTACTAGCCGTCCACCAATTCAGTATTTGCCGCTGCCGTTGTGAAAACGGCTTAAACTTAAAACCAATTATTTTATTGCTCATTTTTCGTTAACTTAAAACCAATTGTTGTTTTTTCGTTTTGTATCTCGTCGGCGTCGTTATACTCTTGCCAGTCTGCCGCCGCTGAGCCCTCCAGCGCCTTAATAAATCCGTCGTCCGTTTCTAATTCGGCCTCGCCCTTAATCATTGTTATTTCGGCTTTGAGCTTTTCGTTTTCTAGCCTCAGCTTTTCAAGTTTAATTCTCTGTTCGTCCGCGTTGCCGTTGGCGTTGCTCCATTTGTCGGGCATCCTGTTTTTGGTCCAATAGATTAGCGCCGTAACGTCTGGCGGGATCTCTTTAATCGTTTCTTTTTTTCTTTCGTTGCCGTCTGCGTCCGTTTCCGTTGTCGTTTCTTTCAGCGTCATGCCAATGGCCCGCTGGTATAACTTGCTAACGGCCACTATGTCCGCTACTTCGCCGCGCTCCAGCGCCTCGTTTATCTCTGGGTATTTTTTGCGCCAGCCGTATAACGTCGCGCGACAAACGCCCATGTTGTGCGCTATGTCCTCCAGCGTTACGCCGCTGATCGCCCATTGCTCTATTTGTTTAAGGCGCTCTGGCTTTAGCCATTTGGCCGCCTTGCCTTTTACCTTAGCGCCCATAATTAGCACCCCTTTTTTATATCGTCGCAAAACAAAACAACAGCTGCCCCGCCGTGACAAACTGTTGCTCTGTTCAAGTGATTATTGATATTGCTATCTCTGAGAATGTGGCCAACTAGGCTAGCCGTTATTCTCTAGCTTAGATAATAGCACGTTTTTTCTATAAATGTTATAAATCTTTTAGCCTTTGCTACCATAGCGCCAAAAGTCATTAATTAACTGACTAACGCGGGCCTGTGTATAGCCTAATTGATCGCCAATTTCGGACTGGCTGAGCCCGTCGCGGTAATGCAACCGCAGTATCGCCCTTAGTTGCGGATCCTGTACAGTGTCTAGCCATTCCTCAAAAGCTGTTATTTGGGCCAGCAGCTGGCGCCGCTTTTTCCGCAGCATCTTTTCCAGCTGGCGCTCAGCTTTGGCCGTCGCGCGCTCCTCGCTCTCATAGCCTATTATGCTTTTGGGCGTGCCTTTTGGGTTAACACTATAATCTTTATACCAATCAACAACAATTTGGCGTTTGGCGCTGGCTGGCTTTAGCGGGAGCGTATCAACTTCGATTTTTAGCGCTCTTAATTGCTCGGCTTCTTTTTTATTGATCCTGTGTTTCTGTTTCATCCGCGGCCACCTCGTTAGGATCCTCAAACATTATTTTTTTGTTAAGCTTTTTGGCGTGCGCTAATTCTGCTTTGGCTCCGTCGCTGTCGCGCCAATTGTCCAGCATGTAAATGCAATCTGCAATTTCAACCAATGCCAAATCCAAACGCAAAAACTGTTCTGGCTGAAACGCTGGCCAAACAGCGTCTAGGCTCATAGGATTAATAATATATCGCGGGTTAAAATTGTGATGTACAGCCAGCTCATTAGCGGCCTTTTTAAAATGGCCATGCGCCTGTAATGGTTTTAGCCCGCTGATCTTGCCAGATATATATACAAACTCATTTATCATTTTTCTGGCCCTCTTTTGGTTTATTGCGCTCAATTGCTCGCACGTCGTATTTATAATCTTTGTAGGCGCCAATAGCAGCCAGCCCCAAAATAGTTACTGATACAATCGCAATAATAATAACTAATGCTGTGTTAAAATCCATAGTTTTTAGCCTCCTTTTCGTCTATCCTCTGGCAATAAAGTTTATAATTACGCTGATACAATTTTAGCCGTTTCGGCTTGCTAGAGTATGCTGCAGCAAAGCCAGTTTGCGGCGCCAATTTTCTTATAATTCTTTCGTACTTTCCGCGCTCAGTCTGCGGCAACATTGTTTTTGGTTGATCGTCAAACATTTCAAGCTCGCAAAATTCGGCCCCGCTTGCCAAAAAATCTAGTATTTCTTTTTCCCTTTTTTGGTCGTTCTGGTCTTCGCGCGCTTTGATCTGCGGCAGCTCGTTTAACGGTTTCATTTTTTATTCGCCTCCCTCATATCAGCCCCGCAGTTAGGGCAGTATTTTCTTGGATATAATGCGGAGCTGTAGACAATTCCGCACTCGCCGCATTTTATAGTGTCGTATTCGGTCGCTATCCACTTCCCACGCTTCGGCTCTTGTTCTAATGCTTCTATTGCCATGTTGAACGCATCGACACATTCGTCACAATCCCAAGCGTTAGTACAATCATCAAAATCACAGCAAAACTGGATTCCTTTTAACAGTTCTATCGCTCTTGCTCCTGTCATTGTTCTGCCTCCTTACCACCGCATATACAAACAACCCATCGGTATGTATTCAGCTTCCTCTTGCGTTTAATTACGTCATTTGCGTGATAAATGATGCAATTGATTTATGTGACGTATCTTTTATGTGCAGTCTTCAAATCATCATCCGTCAAATCAAGATAAATTTGCGTTGTAGATAACTGCTCATGCCCCAGCATTTGCGCGACATACTCAATCGGCATGCCCCGCCTTAAAGCCATTGTTGCGCACGTTCTTCTGAACTTGTGCGGATATGCTTCTTCAATCCCAGCTCTTTTTTTAATTCTTCGGATCATGCTCTCAATCGAGCTTGCTGACATGTGCCCTTTTTCCAAAACGTTCTTTTTTTCTTTCCATGCATTTCTTATTTTGCTCTTTGCTTTGACTTGTTCGGGTGCTGACAACATTTTTGGAAAGAGATACGGATTTTCGTCTGTTCTCTCGTTCACATATAACTCGATACTTTTTTGTGCTTTGGCTGAAAGATACACTTTCCTGTCTTTTTGTCCTTTACCGTGAACAATTAACTCATCATGTACAATGTCTTTTGTTTTGATATTAACAAGTTCAGTCACTCTGCAGCCAGTTGATAACAAGATTTCAATCACAGCTCGTTCTTTGTTATTGCCACATGCTACTCGCAAATCTTCAATTTCCATTTCCGTGAATGCCTTTTTCTTTTTGCCCTTGTGCCTTATTCTCTCGATTTTCTCGCAAGGATTTTTTGTTATAATCTCTTCGATTCTCAACCATGCGAAAAAAGTTCTCAGCGCTCGAAGTTCATTGTCGCATGTTACGCTTGACACGCCATCTCGGTATTCTCTTTCTGCAAGGTACAGAGTAATATCATCAGCTGTTATTGCACTTGCGTCTTTTTGGATTTTGAAAAGCAAAATTTTTCTTAACTCATTTCTGTAAAACTGTAACGTCCTGTTCGTGCAACCTTTTACTTTTTTCGCAATTATAAAGCGGTCAATCAGATATTCATTTTCGTTTTTTTCTCGGACAACAAGACTTGTTTCGGCTTCTGTAATTGTGTAATCTCTCATAATTAACACTAATCTATTCCTCAGCTCGTGCGGATCTATCGCCAGATCAAACAGTTCGTCAACGATTTTGTTGATAAGTTCGTCTTTCATATCAGCACCCCTGCCCTTCTCGGTGTTATCAACTTTTTGCTTTCCTCTACGTTTGCCAGAGCCTCGCCGCTCAGGCTATCCCCTTGGACAACGATCGCATTTATTCCCAGCAAACTGAGTTGCACATAAGTCATATATACAGATCTCCAATCTATATCTTGAGCAACCACTTCCATTGTTCGTTGATAGTCATAGCCTTTTTCTTTGATCCTTTTTGCCGCTGCTATTATCATCCCACCACTTCCGCATGATGGCTCGTAAAGTATGCACTTTCCGTCTTGTTCAATTTGCTCAATTGCCATGTCTGCCGTCATTTGTGAAATATGAAACGGTGTAAAAAACTGTCCGGCTTTACTATTTCCAAGCTCTTGTGACATAAAGATTTCTCCCAGCACGTCCCACATTTCATTTTCAAACGCAAGACATAATAGCGCCAGCATGTTTGGAAACCGTTTTCTGTCTGTTTCGTTATATTTCATAAGAGTGCTCTCATATTCCTTCTCTTTTTCGCTTTTTGGGAACAACGTGACCGATTGACTGATTGCTATTGAACAACACTTGATCCAGTCCGAAAACACTTCATAAGGACTGTAACCACTTGTCATTCTTAAAATATTTTGGATGATTTCTTTCGTTTCGCTCATATCATTCCTCGCTTTCGTTTTCATCCTCAGCATCATCTGGCGTACTGTAGTACGGGTTAAGCATGTTGCGGAATAATCTTGTTAATCCATCCGCTATAGTGTTACTTTGTCTTAATTCCTCTGCGTTTGCTTCAATTTCAGTTATCTTAATTTTCATTGATCTGATCTCCCTGTGTATAACCATAGTTTTTAAGTTGTCGGCCATGGCCGCGATTTTCCGCCTTTTTCGGGTACTCTGTCGCGCCCATGGCTTTAAACCAATGCGGGCTGGGATTTGCACCCAGCACGGCAGCATTTTGTAGCTAGCTTGGGTTCGCTGCCCGCAACCGTCGCGGCGTCTACTATTGCGCTAGGATCTAGCGCGCGCTTTTGTATAGATCCTCTGCG